TAAAAATATATATTTATATAAATATTTATTATTATAATTTATATAAATATATTATAATTAAACTTAGAAGAAGGGTTAGGAAGTGACAGTGGCACGGGTTTAGACATAGGTATACTATCAACAAGAACCACTATGGCACTCATCCTCTCCCTTCTTCAGTTCTCTTTCTAGCCCAGTGCTATTAGCGCAATCAAGCAACAGGCGGCATAGAAGTAAACTACATAATACATTTAATCTCCTTTGTCAAGTGAAAATTTATCATCCTTCTCTAGATCATCTAGTCTATTGTCGATGGCGTTCTTCTCGTACCTGTCTACCACGGTGGAGAGGACAGAGATACCTAGGTACACGCCATTGGTCACCGCGCTACTACATCCATGCAAGAAGAGTGCCAAGATACTCAAGACTATAAATCTTTTCATCTTGTTGGCCACCAGTCTGGTGTACGTGTGTACGCCCACTTGGCAAAGCCAGACTTCTCCCCTATGTAGTAGTTGCGATAGGCTTTGACCGCATCATCTGGTACCTTGTACTCGTCAGGCATACACTGTGGAGGTGGGGTGTACCTGTTCCCGTAGTTGGATGACCACTCAGCCATCTTGGTCATAAGATCAGGAGGTCTACGCAGTAGGGAGCGCAACTTGTAATCAGTCAGGTGCACCTTGTTAAATCTATCAGTGTACTCATGGCACAGGTACTTGAACAGGTGATAGGCCCACTCGTACTGCATCAAAGATCCTCTGACCCACTTGGTAGAGGGGTGGTTGAGGTGGGCAGTTTTGTACATGCCCTCCTTGTCTGCTTGCTCGTCACCGTCAAGCACTCTGTGTGCAGTGCATAGCATCTGCGCTGTCTCTAGTATCATCTTGACGCAGTGCTTATCACAGTGCATCTCCGCTGCTGTAAGCGGGTCAGGGTGTAGGTAAAAGATGTTCATTCGTCTAACTTCTCCTTCCAAAATAACTTGCACCATTGTTCTTTGGCCCAAGGTGTCAGGCGTTCCCAAGGTGCACTACGAGGGTTCTTCTTACCATAGTGGTGCTTCACCTCCTCGTCAATAAGTTTCTCCAAGGGTGACATGGTGGTGAGACTTAGCATTATACCTTTAGTCTCATCTGTCTAGGGTCAGGGATATCTAGCTCCTCATCAGGCAGACCAGAACTCTCGTCTATAAAGTTGAGAAACTTATTAACGTCCTCTATCTCTATAGCTTTTACGGGAAAGTCAACGTCCACTATGCTGTCCATGTAGGACCAGAGGATATCTGGTACTTCGTCATGGCTCTGATAGTTATACTTCTTGGACTTGCTCATGTGCGGTTCTCCCTTACATCCTCAATCACCCACTGGTAGTGATCGTGGAGCCATAGCTCCCCTGTTTTAGAGACAGGACTGACCTGCGTAACAGGGCCAGCGGCAAAGAAGGAGATGGGTTTCTCCACCCACTTGACCCACTTTTGGTCAGAGGCACGGCGTACCCACTCGGTACGTGGGAGGTTAGCGGGACGAATAGTAATCATCTTGTATTCTCCTTGTTAAGGTTAAGCGGTAGGCAGTTTATACACTTGCCTAGGTTAACTTGTCAACAAATAATCGTGTACTTTATTATCATATGGTTCCATCATTGTTAACATACGGGAGGTTTCGACGGCGTGTTGGTCGAATACTTTATTTGCCAGCCATTTCACTTGTTCTATTGGTAGACTAAACCATTCCCCTCGCTCAGAACAATTAGCATAATGTAAATGTAAGATCTGTTCGATGTATCTTGCTAGTTTTTGTGAGCAAGGCTGGGATAAACCAACTACTAACAAGGTGTGAGGATTAGACGCTTGTAAATCTTTACGCCTTTTTTCTACATCTTTAGTCATTCCTATTTTTATAAGGCAGTTATTGGTGTTGGTAACTTCACCACACATGATCAGATAAACGTAATGTCTATAGTTTGGTCCTCTGTCCCAGCTAAATTCTGTTATTTCTGTGTTGCCGAAATTTTTCACCAACCTTTCTTTTTGTGTTAGTCTAGCAAAATACTCCTTGTTCGTAGTTGGTTTCTTAGCTAAAGACTTTTTCTCTTGAAGACATTTTCTATAAAACCCTATTTTAGGATTAACAAGGTACTGCTGTGCTCTCCTGCCTGTTCTTGTTTTGTCTATCCTGCCGCTACCGTCCCGTGCATATACGGGGGCATAACCTGCCTCTATCAGGGCATAAACAGGGTCATTAGTGGTCACACAAAGCTCTGTAAACTTTACTTGTTTTTTAGTAAGCCCTAAAGGTCCTGACCTAGTACCCGTCTCATAGAACTGTATGTTTGACTTAGGTTCCAATATTCTAGTCCCTTCTTAATTTAAAGAGTAGGCAGTTTATACACTTGCCTAGGTGGAGGTGTCAAGCTGCTAATAAAAGATTTTGAAAGACTGAAGAGCGGAGCCACGTATTGACCTTGCGTGACCTGTCAAGGAGAGCGCGTGCCACGTTGTCATTAGCTGCACTGCCCTTGATCGGGAACTCTTCAGAGTTATGGCTACTGTAGTAGGTGAGGGCAGATGCCAAGGCCCAGACGTTGGAGCCACGGGTTTGTACCTCAGTAAGGTACTGATCTTTAATACCTTTTGCCAGCCTGTCGCTCATCCCCGGTAGTGACTCAATCGCACCCTCTGCATGTACCACAGAGATATCTGTCGCGGCCCATATCTGATAGCGTTGGATATCATTGTAGAAATCCTTCACCACCTTGTCCATGTCTAGGATAAAGTTGGTGAGGTTAAATCCAGAGGTGTGGCGTTTGTTTCCCTTGGTGTAGTCACCAGAGATCATGCCGTTGGTGCAAAAGAAATCTAGTAGACCAGTGACAAAGCCGTTAGAGGTAGAGCCGTCATAGCTCTGGACGAGGGCAACAGTTAGCGCCACCTCTGTTTGGTGCTTGCGTGTCTCAATAGGCTTAGAGAACGCAGGGAAAGTATACTTACGGCAGCGGACAGCTGACCCGTGAGACATGGTATCGTTGATCTCCATGTCCTTGAACTTATCATTAGGCAGGGCGTCCATCAGCATTGCCTCTGTTGCGTCTGTGAAGTCTCGCATCTGCGTGACCTTGTACCCGTCGCCCACTACTCCGGTGGGTGCACCTGTCCACGTATCCACCAACACTTTGTGACTGTCCAGTGCGGTGAGCTTCTGGCCCTCCAAGTTATACAAGTCACTGGAATGGTGAGGTGTGCCATGTTCATACCACAGGCTCTGCTCCTCAACAGGTGCAAGAAATCTCTGTGCCTTCTCTGTCTCATTGTGTTCAGTAAAAAGATCCTGTGCAACTTGTGCAGTGGGAGAGCGGAAGCTAAGAATATCGTTCATGGTTTTAAATTCCCTTGTTGGTTTCACTATATAGATTTATATTTCAGTGTCGCGGTAGATGTCAACAGCTTTTTTAATTTTTTTTCTGTTGTATTTTGTATCAACCTTTTCAACAGGATGACCCTTGTTCCACATGGCTTGGCCCATGGGATTACGCGCAGGGGTTCCCCGTTCAATCTTGTCTAGTCTTTTGCGATCACGTTTACGCATGGCCTTGGCTCTATCTTCTATCTGTTGAAGGAAAAAGTCTTGTAAGTTTAGCATTTCCATTTCATTGCACCTCTACAATAGCGTTATCATCTGTCTCTATCCAAACCACCGCACCACAAGGGAGCGGCTTATCAGGACTATAGATCACCCTTGCCATCCCGTCAATGACTATCGTGGTGGCCTTGACGTTTTTGGCATAGCTCTTCATAGTCAGGGGAGGGGTGCGCTCTCCTGTCTTCTTGTTGCGTTTAATTATGTGCTGGTTTACGTGGATTAGTTGGCGCTTGGCCATATCTTTAGTCCTCCCGCCCATTATACTTCTGATCATAGTTGCTTTCAACGTCCATGGCTAGGTCATAGATGGTATCAAAAGCATCGTCAATAAGATTGACTGCCCAACTTTCAGCATCAACGTCATCTGGGTTTACGTACAGGGCAGCGATAGCGGGGGCTAGTGCTTCGCGTAGCTTTTCCGCTATCTCAAAATGTATGTCAGTTACAATCGTTTGATTAGAGTACATACCTTTTACCATAGTCAGTGCTCCTTAGTCTGTTTGATCAATTAAAACTATTTCATAATCAGCCATCATATTTTTTACAGCTGTTTCAGAAGGGGCGTAGAGGTACACTATATCCTCTATCCTATCCTCGTTTATATATTCCACGTAGTATCTAATCACGGTCTTAATCCCTTGTTATGTTGTCAAGTGCAAACATTTGATCAACTGCCTCGGTCTTCCAATCGTAATCAGAGACCTCGGCAGCTTCATCCTCTGCTTTTA